CCTTGATCGTCAGCTTGCACCCGTCCAGCTTGTCACTGCCCTTTGCGCCGCTGTTCGTGTCATTGACCAGCCTCCGTACCCCGTACTCAAAGCACCGGGCAAGCCAGCTCTCATGCAGCTTGCTCGGGTCAACCGACAGCGTATGAAACTCCCCGTCAATCTTGATCCGAAGCTCGACTGCGTTCTCTTGCGTGAATGTTAATTTTGTCATTGTATTCTACTTTCAGTAACCGGCGCGACATTGCACCATAACGCCACCCTATAGGACTCGCTCGGGTGGCGCAAGGTATCATGTCAGCATATTGCGGCTAAGATTGCGCAGTCTTCTACGTTCAACGCGACAGCTGACATGGGGCTTTTAATCATGTGTTTTCTGATCTTGTGAGCGTTCTCTTCGGTTGGTGCGACCTTGTAAGCGTTAACGAGTTTTTGCATCGTACGTTTCCTATTTGCGGGGCGAGTCTTTCCGCCGTTTCGATACAATGATTATAAGCATTGAAACCACGCATGCAACCCCCATTTTGAATGTTTCTGCAGCCTCATGTCGTTTTATTTTCCCGCCGAGCAGGGCCTCGCGTGACATAATTACCCGCAAGCTGCGGTAAAAAAGCAACTCCAGTGGGGGGAGGGGGTTCGACGGGTGCCGCCCCCTCGCGCGCGGGGAATACCCTTCTCAAAAGTTGGTGCATTTTCTCACTGGTATGGTCCCTTCCTTCCCTTCTTCAAATAAGGAGCGGTTGGGTATGGCCGCTTAACAGGGTGAATGGGCCATACTAGGCGCGACCCGCGCGTGGCGCGAAACCATTTGACAGCACTCCCGCCCACACGTATACTAGCGGCAACTCAGGAGACACACTCGATGGAAGACGGATTTGGCCTCGGCCTGCGGATAGGCGGCAACGTAAAGAAGCACCTCGCGTTCTCATACGACCGCGACCTCAGCTGCGCTGACCTTGAGTTGCTGGACGAGCCACGTAGCTCCACCGCCCCTCCGATCAAGAAACTTCGCGAGCGCCACCACGCACTGGCCAAGTGCCTCGCGCAGGGGATGAAGGACGGGGACGCCGGATTGATCTGCGGCTACTCCGCATCTCGCGTGAGCATCCTCAAGTCCGACACCGCCTTCAAGGAGCTGATCATTTTCTACCAAGACGCCGGAGCGGAGCGCTTCATCGACCACAAGATTGCGCTGCAGGAACTGGGCCTTGATGCACTTGAGGATATTCGTGAAAAGATGGAGGACGATAAGAACCCGCTAACCTTCAACGAGATACTCGAAGTCGCGAAGCTGACCCTTGACCGCTCCGGCTTCGGCCCCTCCTCCAAGACACAGGTTGATGTCAAAGTCGGGCTCGCCGACAAGATGCACGAAGCCCAGCAGCGCCTCACCCGTATGCGCGACGTAACGCCGGCTACCCCCGATGAGTGAAGCGCACTTCGAGTTGATCGAAACCCTCGCGGGATTCTCCAACGATCCAGAAGGCTACGTCTACTACGCGTACCCTTGGGGCGAGCCGGGCGAACTCGCTGACTTCTCTGGCCCCGAAACGTGGCAGCTCGAGATGCTCCGCAAGATACGCAATGGAGTTATCTCCGTTGAGCAAGCTATCGCCCAGGCCCAGGCACGCCCCGAGGAAGACGGGTACGCCGAGACCGCCGCCATACAACTCGGCGTCACTTCCGGCCACGGCATAGGCAAGTCCGCCTTCGTGTGCTGGCTGATCGACTGGGCGCAGTCCACCATGGCCGATACTAAAGGCGTCGTAACTGCGAACACCGAGAACCAGCTGAAAACAAAGACGTGGGCCGAGATGGCTAAGTGGCACCGCCTTTCCATCAGCAAGGGTCTGTTCAAGATGACCGCCACCGCTCGCTTTTCCATCGACCCTGAGCACGAGAAAACGTGGCGCATCGACATGGTGCCGTGGAGTGAGAAGAACATGGAAGCCTTCGCGGGCCTGCACAACGCGGGTCGGCGCATCCTAATCGTGTTTGACGAGGCGTCCTCAATCCCTGACGCCATCTGGGAGACGACCGAGGGCGCGTTGACCGACAAGAACACGCAGATCATCTGGGCCGTGTTCGGCAACCCGACGAAAAACTCGGGCCGGTTCCGCGACTGCTTCGGCGAGGGAAAGTTCGCCCACCGCTGGAACACTCTAGCCGTGGACTCGCGCGAGGTATCCCTGACTGACAAAACCCAGATCGCTAACTGGATCGAGGACTACGGCGAGGATCACGACTTTGTGCGCGTTCGTGTACGCGGGATGTTCCCCCGCACAGACGCTACATCATTCATCCCACTCGAGGTCGCGCTCGAAGCGACTCGCCGCGCACTTCCCGAGAACAATCAAATGTCCGTAGTCCTCGGAGTGGACGTGGCACGGTTCGGCCCCGACAGTTCAGTCATTTATGCTCGCCGTGGAATGGACGGGCGCTCAATCCCTCCCCTGCTGTTCAACGGCTTAACAACTGTGCAGCTCGCTTCCCGCGTGTATGACGCCTTCATGAACCACAACGCTGTGGCGATCTTTGTAGACGGCGGCGCTATGGGGCCCGGCGTAATCGACCAGCTAAACGTGATGGGCGCGCCAGTGTTCGAGGTAGCCTTCGGTAGCAAAAGCGACATGCCTAACTCCGAAGATTCGTTTATGAAATTCCGCAACAAGCGGGCCGAAATCTGGGCGGCCACTCGCACGTTCCTCAAACGCGGCTGCATACCTGAAGTCGTGCGCGGCCTGCAGCACACATTGGTGGACGAGCTCACCGGCCCCAGCTACACCTACGCGAGCGAGGACACTCTTCAACTTGAGTCCAAGCGCGACATGCGCCGCCGAGGCATGCCGTCCCCTGACGTCGCCGATGCGCTCGCTCTAACCTTCGCCTACTCCGGTTACGACTCGGTCCCCCTGCAGACCGGCAAGGGCGAAACGTATGCTGAAACCCCACGTCATGCTCCCGAAGGAGAAACATATGCCTAAGAAACCTGTACCCCCCAAGCCGCAGCCAAACATGCCCTCGCAGGCCAGCTACGTTACTCGCGGTAGCGGNTCGGCCCAGGCNATGGGCGGCTCTGCCTCCGGCCCAGCTAATCTNCTCAACCCTATCATCGGCTTTGGCCGCTCAACCTCGGGCCGNCCCAGCCTGCTCGGAGGAATGTAATGGAATCNATCAACGCCGACCCTACAAAGTTGCGCAAGCACAAGCAGTTGCTCGCCGCGATGGATACCGAGCGAGCCACGTGGTTCCCTCACTGGCGCGAGATCAGTGACTACTACCTGCCTCGCCGCTACCCCTGGCTGCGAACAGCTAAGGAGAACAAAACCGCCTCGCGGCGCAACCGCAAACTCCTCACCTCCGCATCGACGATGGCAATCCGCACACTCGCCTCCGGCATGATGAACGGCATCACTTCGCCCGCGCGGAATTGGTTCAGCCTCCGCATCCCCGGCTTCGACCAAGAAACCCTGACGCATGAGTCCAAAGTCTACCTCGAGGAGGTCGAGCGCCGCATAATGCTCGTGCTTGCCGAAAGTAACTTCTACAACTCCATCGCCATGCTCTACCTCGAGTGGTGTACATTCGGCACGGCGTCGATGAGTATTGAGGAAGATTTCTACGACGTGGTGCGGTGTTATAACTTCCCACTCGGTGAGTTCTATCTTTCCACCGATAGCACTGGCCGCGTTAGCCGCCACGGTCGCCGGTTCGTGCGCACGGTCGAGCAAGCGGTCGAGCAGTTCGGCGAGGATAAAGTTTCCGACAGCGTGCTGGCCGACTACAAGAAAGGTGGCGCGGCTCTATTCAACACGCTGGAAATCGCCCACTTGATCGAGGAGGTGCCCGCCGATGAAACCTCCGAGTTCCCCTCGCGCTGGCGCAACGTCTACTGGGAGGTCGCAAAGTCCTCGAACAAGTATTTGCAGATGACCCCGCTCTATGAGTGGCCCACGGTTTCCCCGCGTTGGGAATTGCTGGGCGACGACAGTTACGGCACATCCCCTGCTATGGACGCTCTGGCCGACACCATCGAGTTGCAAGTCCTTCTCGAGGAGCGGGCCAAGGGTCTCGCCAAGCAAATCTCCCCGCCCCTCATCGTGGATCAGCAGCTACGCAACCGGCCAAAGGCTCTGGGAGCTAACGGCATCACCTACGCCGCGACGTTCAACAGTAACTTCGGCGCTAAGGAGGCGTACAAAGTCCAAGTACCTCTCCAGGACATCGCGATGGACATAGCGGAACTCAAGCGTGCGATCCAATCCACCTGCCACAACGAGCTGTTCAACATGATTTCGCAGCTCGACACTGTGCGCAGCGCCACGGAGATCGACGCGCGGCGGGAAGAGAAGCTGGTTCACCTCGCATCCGTCCTCGAGCGGTTCTACAACGAGGGCCTCGACCCAGCATTGAAGCGGGTGTTCGGCATCATGCAGCGGGCGGACCTGCTCCCCGAGGCCCCACAGGAACTCGACGAAGCGAGCATCGAAGTCAACTACATCAGTGTGCTTACCGACGCCCAGCGCGCGAGTGGCACGATCACCATCGAACGCTTCCTGCAATTCATCGGCGGCATCGCCCCAGTCTACCCTGAAGCCACGCGCATCCCTGACGTGGAGGAACTTATCCGCAGCTATGCTGACGGCATCGGCATCAAACCCAAAGGCATTAAGTCGCGCGAAGATGTGCAAGCCGCTGCGGAAGCCGAAAACGCCCAAGCCGAGTTGGCGCAAAGTGCGCAGGTCGGAAACGACATGGCTCAAGGTGCGAAAGTACTTTCCGAGACTGAGGTCGGTGGCGGCATGAATGCGCTGCAGGCGATGATGTAGATAAATTGGTTGCGCGGCAGGCGTGATCGTGGTAACGTAAAGGAGATAAGGAAAAGGTATGGCTGGAAAACTGAAACCGGAGAACATGACTGCCGAGGCATATGCGGATTTTCGTATCGCATCCGCGTGGGAAGCTGTCGCAGACAGTGATGATCTTCGGTTCCTGTTCCGCAGCATTTTAACGCAGTGCGGCTGGGCCACTACCCCAGTTGCTTCCACGGTGGAGGGTACATTCAAACTGTGTGGCCGCCACGAAATCGGCACGGAGCTAATCCAATCAATGCTCGAGAACGTGCCGAATCTCTATCCCAACTTAATCAAGGACGACAGACATGAACAAACTTTACCCCACAACGAGCATGGCAAGAATTACGCGGATGATGTGGGCTCCGGCTGAAGAGGGTGGAGGCACCACGGCGCCTGCGGAACCAGCAACTCCGGTTGAGGGGGACGCGCCAGCGCCAGCACCAGCACCCGCGCCAGCTGATCCTGTGGCTACGCCCGCACCTGCCCCTGTGGCTTCCCTCGTTTCCGGCGAGCCAGCTGTCAAAGACGGAGAGGGCGGTACGCCTGAAGGCGAAGCTGCCGAGCCCCTCACTGCAGAATCATTTACATTTCCCGAGGGTGTGGAGCCCGACGCAGAATCCGTCGCCTCCTTCCTCGAGATCATGAACGCGCCAGACCTGTCCCGTGCAGAGTTGGCGCAGAAGTTGGTTGACTACCAAGTCACCTCCCAAACGACAGCGAACGAGGCGGCTGAAGCAGCCGCGACTTCGATGTGGGATGAGGCGCAAAGTCAGTGGCAAAAAGACGCATCGGCGCTCCCAGAGATTGGCGGCGCTGCATTGCCTCAAACCCTTGCCACGATTAAGAAAGGGCTCACCGCAGCAGGCGCGACTCCCGAGACGTTCCAAGCCCTTGATCTAACCGGCGCAGGGAACCACCCTGAAATGGTTAAGATTTTGCACTCACTTACCAAACGGTACGCGGAGCAGGCCCCAGTTGCCGGTTCCCCTCCGGAAGGTAAACTTTCCCAAGCCGACCGCATGTTTGCGGGACGGGCAGATTAGGAGACTAACTCATGGCGACTCTAGCCGTAACTAACCCCACGTTGCTGGACGTGACCAAAGCGATGGCCCCAGACGGGTCTATCGACACGGTTGCTGAAATCCTCAACCAAACGCAGGAAATGCTCGACGACATTACGATGATCGAGGGCAACCTACCCACGGGCCACCGGACCACTGTCCGCACCGGTATCCCACTCCCCACTTGGCGCCAGCTCTACGGCGGCGTTCAGCCTACGAAATCCACTCGTGTCCAGATCACGGACTCGTGCGGTATGCTCGAGGCGTATGCGGAGATCGACAAAGCACTCGCCGACCTCAACGGAAACACGAACGAGTTCCGGCTGAGTGAGGATCGCGCCTTTATTGAGGGCATGGCCCAGACCGCTGCGCAGACAATGTTCCAAGGTAACGAGGCGCTGAACCCTGAACGGTTCACCGGCTTTGACGCTCGGTTCAATGACATGGGCGCGGACAACGCGGACAACATCATCGACGCAGGTGGCACTGGCAATGACAACGCCTCCATGTGGCTCGTCGGTTGGGGCCCGAACACTGTCCACGGCATCTATCCCAAGGGCAGCCAAGCTGGTTTGGCGATGTCCGACAAAGGCCAAGTGACGCTTGAAAACGTCGATGGCGCTGGTGGCCGGATGGAAGCCTACCGTACCCACTACCGTTGGGACCTCGGGTTGACAGTTCGTGACTGGCGCTACGTTGTACGCATTGCGAACATCGACCGCAGTGCGCTGACAGCCGACGCCGCCTCTGGCGCGAACTTGCCGAACCTCATGTTCGAGGCTGAGCAGCGCGTACCTAACCTTGGCGGAGCTCGCTTCGCTTGGTACTCGGACCGCAATCTGGCGACGAAAGTCATGCAGCAAAGCGCTGCTGGCACCAAGAACTCCACCCTTACTTGGGAGGACGTAGGCGGGCGTCGCACTCTGATGACACCCACTGGCCTGCCTTTGCGCCGCGTTGACGCACTTGCTTCAGACGAAGCACGGGTAGTCTAAACGACTGAGGGGCTGGCAATAACGCCGGCCCCTCAGCATTGTCTCTGAAAGGACGAGAAATGATTATTGACAAACTTACGCGGTTTTGTGATAAGACTGCGATGAACACCGGAGCCGCAGGTTCTTACCTGATCGGCGACGTTATCGACCTCGAGGATGCACGGGATATTGGGCAGGGATACCCGCTCTACCTCGTCATCAACGTGGCGACCACAGCCACTGGCGGAGCCGGCGCAACCGCGCAGTTCAAACTGGTGTCGGATGCTCAAGCCGCTATCACTCCGGGTAGTGCAACGGAGCATCTTACGACTCCCGCCAAGGCCGTGGCCGATTTGACTGCAGGCACGAACCTCGCCAAAGTCGTCATCCCTATGGAGGGTAACGAGTATGAGCGTTACGTAGGCTTGGTCCAGGTTACTGGCACAGCCGCTTTCACCGCTGGTGTGGTCGATGCGTTCCTGACGCTGAACCCTGCCGGTTGGAAAGCCGTGCCTGAGGGAGCTAACTAATGGAGGAGGAAAATAAGGTCGTGAAAACTGAAACCGCAACGCCCTCGGTGAAGTATTATAAACTTCGCCGCAGGTTCTGGAACGGGAATGTGGAGTTTCCTGTAGGGCATATCGAACCCTTTGTCGAAGGCACGCAGCCTAAGTCGGCGATCGAAGTCAAGGAGCCTGAGTTGGTTGAGGAAACCGACGAGGACGCTGAGACTAAAGCGAAGCCTAAGAATGTGAAGGGTAAATAAAATGGCTGAGAGCGTCACATCAATTTGGAATATGGCGCTCTCGGCAGCCGGAGCGCGCGGAACCGTCTCGGATGAAAACACTAAGGGCCGCGAGGCCGACCTGTGCCGCGTGTGGTATCCGCAGATAAGGGATTTGGTTTTGAAATCCGCGAGCTGGCCATGCGCCCGGAGCTACGCGCGACTTGCGCAGGTGGCCGAGTACTCCGACGCAGCGCTTTGGACACCGTCCGACCCCGCGCCTAGCTGGCGTTTCGCTTACGCTGAGCCGAGTGACATGCTTGCTCCACGTTACCTTACGAGTTTTGCTCGCTTTGAGCGTGCCCGCTTCGACAACAAACCCTGCATCATGGCGAACGAGGATCAAGCAATCCTCCATTACAGTGCCCTAGTCACCGACGTAACTCGCTGGGACACGGGCCTCGCCCACTCCGTTATCTTCGGGCTGGCCGCAGCCATCACCCTGCCCCTATCTGGCAAGCGGACGCTGTCCAACGACAATAAGGACAAAGCAACTGAAGCCATCCTTCTCGCGCAAACGGAAGTTGCCAACGAGTCTGACAGCCATTACGATGCGTTGCCTAGCTGGATTGCGGCTCGCGGCTACTCCGGGCCTCCCGAGCGCACAAAGTTCTTTTGGCCCTACGAGTCACTTACAGGAGCGGGCTTCTAATGACTATTCCTAAACCAGTCTACGGCTTCGTAACGGGCGAAGTGAGCGACGAGTTCTTCGGGCGCACCGACCTGACTAAGTTTGAGTTGGGCGTGGCCGAGGCATATAACTTCTACGTTGACTACCGAGGTGGGCTGGTCTTCCGTGGCGGGCATGAGTTTATTGCACCTGTTGTCGGCCCAGTAAAGCTGTTCAAATTCGGGGCGCTGGACGACGACTATGTAATTATGCTGGGCGACCAGTACATGAGATTTGTACGATCGGGCGGATACCTGCTCGAGGATGCAAAAACAATCACGGCCCTGACTGCGGCAGCTACTGGCGTAGCGACTGTCGCTGCACATGGATACAGCACAGGGGACTTGGTATATCTCTCGGGGGTAGTTGGCCCGATTGAGTTAAACCAGCGTTACTTTGAGGTCGGGGCCGTGACCACGAATACACTCAAGCTGCACAGCGCCAGCCCTGAGGCGCGGCCTATCGACACTACAGGTTTCGACGCTTACGTGAGTGGCGGTACTTTGGCGAAAGTGGTAACACTAACAACTCCCTACCAGATCAACGATTTAGCAGGCATTAAAGCAACGCAGCGTCGCAGTGTGGAAATGCGATTTACCTCACTGAAGTTTCCTAGACACCAGCTCATCTACACCAATGACACAACGTGGACGCTGACAGAAATGATTACCGCACCGAGTATTGCGGCCCCGACTAACCTCACTCTTACTCCATCTGAGGTGGGTCTGGCTGGCGTAGCCTTCGCCGTAACCGCAGTTATTGACGATGTGGAAGGCCAGCCCTCCGAGTATGAAATCAACCGTGAATCCATCAACTATGTAAGCGGCGCAGCTGGTTCAATGCAGGTGACGTGGGACGCCGTAACAGGCGCGCAGTCGTACAATGTATACCGGTCAATACTAATCCCTAAAGTCGTGGACATAACTTCGGCGCAAGAGCTCGGCTATCTCGGCCGATCTTTCGGTCCTATATTCACGGACAACAACATCACTCCTGACTTCACGAAAACGCCGCCCCAGTTCTTTAACCCTTTTGCCAACGGTCCGCTCACCTATATTCAGGTGACTAACGGGG